GAATTGAACAAATTCAATCTGCATATTCCGGTATGGAGGGATATGAGCGACAATACCAAGTGTGCTGCGATTGAATATGTCTACAACAATCGAGATACTATCGAACTCCATTCTGGTTGTGTTCAATCTTGGGTGCAAGCTACAGCATATTTCATGTTGTATGATTTTGCATCTATCATGTTCTATGGTGGCGAGCCTGAATTGGAAATCTTTTTCGACGATCTTGATTTTATGATGGAAGAAGATATACTGACTGACTCTGACGTTATGGAACAGATGGGTATTTCCGCAGACTTTACGGGAGGATTTTAATGATAACCTATCGCTGTTACAATATCGTAACTCATCAGAACGAATCTGACGTAAATATTCCTAATGAATATACAATTCAGATTGGAGATTGTGATAGAAGTATTCCGTTGGAGCGAGCCGAGCATCTGGGAATACTATGTGACGCTCTGATCCTTGCTAGTGGTGTGGATGTCGAATCTTTTCAATATCAAGAGGTGAATCTGTGAAGTGTAATGTTACTATTACCGATACGTTTGGTGGAGAAGCTAACTACGGTTGGGCAAAGAATTATGAGTTTGATGTAAAGAATGATGCTTCGCAGCGTACTATTGTATACTATGCAAAGAAAGCAGTTGGTATGACGAATGTAAAGGCTGATACTTATGATTATGGTGAGAGTTTGACTATCAAGCCGCGAGGTTATAATCAAGTGATTTTCGTAGATTTTGAGTAAACCTTACCGCAAACCCTTATCCGATAAGGACTTAGGGCGAGCGGGGCGGGTCGAGTTTGACGTAAGTTGTTATCTATCAATACTTTATGATCAAAATATTTTTTTTGGATTTTTATTCTTGACAGGCCGATATAGTATGGTAGAGTAGAAGAAACGAAAGGAACTGCTATGCTTGATGGATATAGGAAAGTCTATAAGTTTGGTAATAATTATGGGGCTAGTGTGGTATGTAATGATTTTACTTATGGTGGGAAAAATGGATTGTTTGAGGTTGCAGTTCTTGATCTTGCGGGAGATATTGTATACGATACGCCAGTGACCGATGATGTAATCGGATATTTAGATTTTGACGGGGTTGCAAAAGTCTTGCAACAGATTCAGAATCTTCCTAAGAAAACAGACGTTTAGTACTACCTAATCCTTCGGATTCGGATAGAGTGGATATAGTCAGCCTAAAGTCTGGCCCCTTGACTGGTCGATAACAGTAGTGTAGAATGGTGCAGAAAGGTGGGTTTTTATGAATCTGGTCATTGTGGTAGTATATAGCTGGATGATTTTCCTATCGGGACTTATGTTGTTTACTATGTGTATGAACTGGGACGAGGAATAAAACTAAACTGGAGATACAGGGATGTATGAGTTTGATTTTGTTAGTGTTGTTGTTGGTTATATCTGCGGTGTGTTACTGGCTTATAATACTACGCATCTCTTTTTTGTGGAGAAAGATCATGAAGGTGAGTGATTATATTCTGTTTGCTGCTTGTTTTGTGGCCGGTTGCTTTATGACGTATCTCCTTAACTGTTAAGGACTTACGTCGAAGGCGGCGGGCCGAATTTGACCTAAGTTCTTACTCTGCAACAACTTATAATCTAAAAATAATTTTGTGGCTAAATCTATTGACAACTGCCGATAACAGATGTAGACTAAGCGTATTCCACTAAGGAGGATAAGCTAATGTTTACAATGAAGAATCTGAATAGGGTTTTGAAAGAGATTCCTGCACTCGATCAGACAAATCCATATTCAATCAATAAGAGCAGAGTTAGCTATACGCTTCAACAGATTTCTAGTTGTCGCCAGCGTGGTTATGCTGTTGAGGCCATGATTAGGGATGAGCTGATTCTTATGGGATATAAAGTTGACCATCTAGGTTTTAGATATTCCTATGATCTTAGGGTTGACGGCAATAGAATCGAGGTAAAGTCTGCATTGGCAAGAACTAAAAAATTGATACGAACGGGAGAGACTTATGAGACTTATGATTTTCAAAATATCAAAACTGATTGTTTCGACTATTTAGTTCTGGTTTTTATTACTCCTAATGGTTTGATTAGTCGGATGCTTACTCAAGAGCAAGCTAAATATATTTTGAGATTTAGCACTGAATATACTCAAGGAAAAACTATGGGTTTTGATACTAGGAATAAACTTCCTGGTGAGGATTTTAATAGGTTCTGGCAAGAGAATTTTTCTCAAGTTGCCGCTTGACAAATGTCGATATCTAGTGTAGACTAGGTGAGTAGTTCTGAAGGTTTAGATTTCTAACGAAAGGGTTTTTATGGATAACGTGTTCGTAATTGGCGGTATTGTTGCGGCTGTTGCTGCTGGTTTTGCTAGTTTTGTCTTCTATAGTGTCTATGGTGGTGCCACTGCATCGCTCAAGAATGCTAGGGTTGGTGAGATTTACAATTTCTCTTATGAGCAGCCAGTGACAGGTGATCATGAGAGGTATCTGGCTAGGGTTCTTGATGTCCATAAGCTGGATAATAATAGTATTAATAGACTGAATACTATTAGTAAGTATCGTAAGCATGATCCGGAGTTTATTCGCACTAACCATCTCGTGACCTGCGAAATGCCAAATGGTGCGGTTCGCAACTTCTATGCAGAGCGTACCACTCATTGCCGTAGGCCACTGCTTGCCGGTGCATTGTTCAAGACGGGCCTCGCTGCTCTTCTTTAATACAAAGGCGAAAACCCTGAACCTAAGTTGTTGCCCCAGCAGCACTTAGGACAGGGCCGCCCCGCCCGCCTCGACGTAAGTACTTAGCTCATAAGGATTTAGAACAATTCTTTGCTGCTAAAGATTTTTCGCTTGACTTGCCGATAATAGATGATAGAATCGAGCGAAAGAGGAGAAAAAGATGCTGTTAGCACCGTATGCTTTGACTGATGCTGTGGCTCGTAGTGTGAGCGAGAGTAATGATGGTCTTATGGTCACTTTTAGTGGGATTTCTACTGGTGGTCGTGGATTCTCAATAACCACGCGACTTGATGATGCTCAGCGTTGGGTCAACGGAGAGTTGATTCAAGTTGCTATGCCATATCTGACTGCTGACCAGCGGGAGCTTCTCAAGACGGGAATCGACAGTCAGAGTTGGGATGAGATGTTCGCAGGATCGGAGGAAGAGGTATGAAGTTGTATACGTGGGCTGTTGTGAAGGAGTGTCGTATTGTTGGATATGTGAGAGCATATAGCGAGTGGGATGCGTTGAGTGCTGCAAAGCGTAAATATGGCGAGAATCTGTTTGTTGAACGAACGTATCTTGGAGAACCAAAGTATGAAGTCTGAGAAACTTTGCAACTGTGGATCGAACAAGAATAGCTGGTGGGAGAGTGATGCTCGTGGTATTCCACTAGCCCGAGTTTGCGTTGACTGTAGGGATAAAGTGTTGAGTCGCTATAGACCAGCAGTGTTGACCAATTCGCAGTATGAATGCGACGAGGTTATTGACGAGGATTATTGACCCAAAGCCTTGCTGCTAAAAGACTTAGCTCAAGGCGGGCCGCCCGGGTTCGTCGTAACTCTTTGTGTGGTATAGGGTTGCGTCAACAGAATTTTTTTTGGAATTTCTGGAGAAGGGGCTTGACAGATGACGATAATACATGTAGAATACAAGAGTCACCAACGAAAATCCGATTCATTCGGTGTTATACGCTTGACAAAATGAGAACGTATGCTATATTGGTGACACAACATTGATGAGAGTTGCCGGTTCGCTACCGGATGATCTGTGGGAAGCGAGTTAGCCACAGTGAAGAATGAAAAAAATCTCGCCCATACAAGTCTCGTAAGAGACACAAACATTCGTGGGTCCATGCTCGGGACTAGATTGGGATAACCTATACGATAAACCCTGCGTCGTAATGCGACGGTGGGTTGCTCAACGGGGTTATACGTTGGGATAGTATACCGATCTATGGGGGATAGCGTCCTCACCACGACCAATACAACCAGTAACCGTTCCTCAGAGCCAGACCAAGCGGGTCTTATGTGCTAGCAATACCCGCTTGCAGGGAGGATTTCCGTGGACGGTTTCCACAGTTCCGTAACAGGATAGGCTGTTGGGTAATAGAATCGGGGCGTAAAAGATTCGCTGGTTTATAACACAAAGGAGAAAAGAATGAATATTGTAGAGCGATCTAGCGGCTATTGGGTTGTAGATAATGATGGTGTTATTGAGGGTCCATTTAATACAATAGAAGAAGCACAAAACTATATCGATAAAGAAAATGTAGTAGTATTAAATACTTTTACTGGACAAGATGGTATGTATACAGTAGAGAAAAAGAATGACTAAAGAAGAAGCGATTGTGAAGATTCTGAAAGTTTTGAAAAATGCCATGCTGGTTGTGAATAAACATAATCGGGATGAGGCATTGACTTTGGCAGAAGAGCATGGTATAACTGCTAAAGATTTGATTGAAGTTTGGTCCGATATGGCTATGAGGATATAATGAAAGCATACGCGATTATTTGTGAATATGGTGCTGCTAGCATACATGAATCTATTGAGATGGTTTGTAAGACTGAAAAGATTGCTCGCTCGTGGTATAATGATGCTGAGTTTTATGGTAGACCAATTGATATTCGTGAAATAGAGATTGTGACCAAAGAGTATCAAAAGCCAGTAAAAAAGAAAAAGGCTAAGAAATGACCGTATCCGAACTTATTGAGCAGTTGAAGAATTATCCGGGCGATATGAGAGTATTGGTTCCGGGTTATGAGGGTGGCTATAATGATAGTGGGTTGAAGACCGAGGAGATTGTGTTCAACTTCTCCAAGAATGATGCGTGGTATTATGGACCTCATGAGTGTGTACGGTTTGCTGATACTGATACTGGTACTCCTTGCTTGATTGTTACGAGGGAAAAATAATGGAATGGATTAGTTTTTTTGAGAAACAGCCAGAGGATGGACAAGATATCTGGTATTATGGTCCCATGATTGGTGTGTGGAGTGGAAAGTATAATTATGCTCCAGACGATCCGGTCAGTCCTCATATTATGTACTGCTCTGAATCTTTCGGTGTGGTAGATCGTATGGATGCTCCATGGTGGATGGTTGATGATGGTGTGATGGTTAGACCACAGAGGCCGAGCCAGCCGTATCCTACTGATTATCCTAAATGATTACCGTATAAGGACTTGCGTTCAAAAATATTTTTTCAAGATATACCTTGACTATAGCCGATAATAGAGTATACTCAGGAAGCAAGCAGATGCGGGCCGCTGGCAGAATGATATCAAAGAAACCACGGTTAAATGCAAAGTCGAGTATGGCCTAACCCGACTGCTTGTCTCCGCTAATCCTACCGATTTGGGATGGATGGGTATAGTCAGCCAAAGTATGAGATCTTGACAAGGGTAATTTGATAAGGTAGAATACCAATATGAAACCACTACACAGAGAAGTACGATTCCATCTTGGCAAAGGTGTGCATTATGGCTTTTGGCAGATTAAGGTGATGCAAGGAAGAAAAAAAGTCGATGAATATTATTACAATCCGGCCTATTACCAGTTAGAGTTGCGGGGTTGTAAGCTGGTAAACAAAGTAAATAAGGCTAAGAAAGTTAATGCTGCTGGTGTGAAGGATGTTAGTGGGTGGGTTAAGTGTGATGAGGTTGTGGCAACCGAAAACCCTATTGACAATCTTGAGAAGTTGTATTACAATCCAATTAAAGATATTCATTGGCGTCGTGATAGTGATGATGGTGAGTTTGCTTGGGACGATACTGAATATTCTACCTTAATTACCAAAGATAAACAAGTATATATACTAGAGGAAAGAATATGATCAAGGTTGATATGACTGTTCGTGAGGCTCTGGCATTTGTGACGAGCAGCCATTGTAGTGTGGAAATGTTTGAGAAGATTGTGAAATCTTTTGAAACTGCTCTTGGTGTGGATAACAGACGGAGTGTGACCATCACCGGAGGTATGAGTACGGATAACCGTATTCCTTGTATCAAAACCGTTCGCAAATACACCGGATGGGGACTTAGACAAGCCAAGGAATGGACGGATGTGATTGTTGGTCGATACGATGAGAGAGGTTTTTGGGTTAATGGAGGAAATGATAACACCGTCACTGTTAAAACATCCGAGACGGCAGAACTGTTGTTGCGTGAGCTGACAAGTTTGGGTTGTGAGGGTTTTATCTCTTAGCCCAAAGCCTTGAGCCTAAAGCACTTAGGACAAGACGGACGGGCCGGGCCGAACGTAAGTCCTTATCTAGCAACACTTTATGACAAAAAAGAAAAATCTTTGTAGAGACTCAAGTACCGATCTTGACAATGCCGATACTATACTGTAGAATGATAGAACACGCGACAAGACGCTGCCACGATGCCAACACTAAGATACCTTCATGGCAGACTTGACAAGTGGTTATCAGTAGCGTATACTGGTAATGTAACGATTGGAACCTGTAACACTTTGGAGAATGTAACATGAAGAAGTTTAGCTTTGTTGTTGATGTTGTGGCCGATGAGCTTGATCGTGACGGTGTGGTCGATTCGATTCGTTCGTGTCTGACCGATGCTCTGCCGGGTGATGTTCATGCGAATGTCAAGGCTGGCGAGGTCAAGGCGTTTTCGGAGCAGGGTTATAAGGTGTGGCGAGCTAGGGTCACGGGTGTAACTGCCGAGCAGGCCGGCGATGCCCATGACGGCAAGGTCGCCAAGGAAGAAGTTGCGGTTGCGTGAGTGGCCGATAGGAGTTATAATGGCCGTGAGCCTCCACGGGACGCCGTGGGGGCTTGCGGTATTACGGCCCCATAGTTAAATGGATATAACAAGTGCCTTCTAAGCACTGGTTAGAGGTTCGATTCCTCTTGGGGCTATTATGAAAGATGATGCTAAAACTACCGAAGATTTTCTCAAGCTTTGCGAACTTCTTCTAAGTTCTTTGCGGATAAAGACTTAGAGCAAAAGCGGCGGGACGGGTTCGATGTAAGTGCTTGTGCCACAAGACTTTACGTCAAAAAAAGATTTTCTATAGAATCCCCCTTGCATTTGCCGATAATCTAGTGTAGAATGACGAGACACGCTAGGAGAAAGCTATGAAAGTTGCAAACGGTAACGATAAGCTGGGCAAGGGTTGTTTGGTCGTGAGTCGCCCCGTTGGCGATACTTGTCCGAATACTTGTGCATTTCTTGGGAACGGTTGCTATGCCGAGAATACCGAGAAGATTTATCCTAATGTTCGTCCTGCCGGTATGCAAAATGTTATTACCGAGCGTGGTCGGATTCGTTCCATGATTCTGGATGCTATTCGTCAAGGCAAGAGCATCCGTTGGCACGAACGTGGCGACTGGTTTATCAACGGACAACTCGACACCGACTACGTTGACAATGTAACGTGGGCGTGTGAGAGTATCCTTTCCGATGGTACTACTCTGCCCGATATGTGGTTCTATACCCATATTTACGATGCTAGACTTGTTGCACTGGAAAAGTATATGGCGGTTTATGCTAGTATCCACAATGCTAGTGACAAGGCCGCTGCGGTTGCTGTTGGATTCAAGCTATTCGCATGGTGTGATAGTGATACTAAAATTGCACCTAAGCGTCCCCGCAATAAGGCCAAGGCCGATGCGTGGCGAGCAGCGTTGCCCAAGCTGGTAATTATCGACGATACTAAGTATGTTACCTGTCCCGAGATTCGTCGTGGTCGTGGTGTTGTAACTTGCACTCCGACTAAGGGTAGCGTAACGTGTGACTTGTGTGTTCGTGGTTTGGCTAACGTGTTGTTTCCATCTCACTAAGGATTTATATGTCTAAATACTATATCAAGTGTGGAACATTGGAACTAATTTACTCTACCAGCAAGAAACCATTGGATGCTGCTATGGATGCAGTGTGGGAAACTAATGAGAATGATGTGCTAGATGAGTATATGTATCTCGATGAGCGTGGATACCGAGACTATACTAGTGCAGATAAGCAGACTAAGGTATATAAGAGTATCAACGTGTTGACACAAGCAGGATGGAATCTGGAGAAATAATCATGTGGGTTATTATTGAAGATAAAAGGATTCGACACCGATGGGAATGTCCCGAGTGTAATAATCATATTTATGTAAAACCTTCGGGTTATGAAGATATTGGTATACCAATATGTACAGAATGTGAATGGGACGACGTTATGAACTATATTCATACAGAAATAGAAATAGAGAAATGACGTAAACCTAAGGGGCATAAGCACTTAGAGCTAGCCCCGCCGCCCGGGTTCGTCGTAAGTCCTTACTGCTCAACACTTTAGGATAAATCAGAAATTTTTCTAAAGTTCTCCCGCTACACTGGTCGATAATAAGGATATGAGAACGATACGGGAATCAACAAGGGGTGAGCGGATGATCCAGTGGATCGGTGTGGTGATTGCTCTTATGGGTTTGGCTTATACTGGTGTAAAGGACTATCAGAAGGGCGACATCAAGTTCCCCAAAATGCCTCAAAAACAGGTCTTGACAAAACCAGTTTATCCGATACAATACTGTCTGATGGCTTACGATCCGAATATTGACAAGGTTTTCTACTTACACGAAAATGGGATTTGGCATGATTACGCTCCACAACAACGACGATATGCGTCAACCCCGTCGCAACATCATCAAGCTCAAGCTCAAGAAGCAGTGGGAGGCTCGACAGGGACATCGGGAACACCGTACCGATACGACGTTCGACAACCGCCCCAAGCGGCGTCGTACCCGCCAAGGTATTGACAAGGGCTGGCGTAGTGATTATGATATGTGAGATGCCGACGTAACTCAGTGGTAGAGTAGTTGTTTTGTAAACAACCTGTCGGGGGTTCGATTCCCTCTGTCGGCTTGCCCGGTAGCTTAACTGATAGAGCAGCTGGCTTTGGACCAGCGGGTTGCAGGTTTGAGTCCTGCCCGGGCATCTTATTTTGGTTCGAATCTTGACTCTGAGATGGTGTATAATTACTATATACTATTAGGAGTCAATATTATGAAACTAAAAGACCAAATTTTAAGATTAAAAGAAGAAGGATATTCATATAGAGAGATACAAGAAAAGCTTGGATGCTCAAAAGGAACTATAGCATATCATGTCGGCATAGGACAAAAAGATAAGACACAAAATCGTACAAAAGAATATAGAACAAAAGTTAGAAAATATATACAAGAATATAAAGCTGGAAAAAGATGTGCAGACTGTAAAGAAGATTATCCATATTGGTTGTTAGAGTTTGATCATATAGGAAATGATAAAAATTTTAACATATCAGAATTTTCAGAACATAGTACATCATTAGAAAAAATAAAAGAAGAGATTAGTAAATGCGAATTGGTTTGTTGTAATTGTCATAGAAATAGAACATTTATGAGACAGACTAGCGATGCTAGATATGTTGGTATAGATTTTTGTAAGTATAGCGAATGAATAATAATACACAGGTAGCATAATGGTAGTGCCGCAAACTGTTAATTTGCTCTGTGTAGGTTCGACTCCTACCCTGTGTGCTGGAATCTTGGCAGAGTGGTCTAATGCACCGGTTTACTAAACCGACGAGGAGAAATCCTCCGGGGGTTCGAATCCCTCAGATTCCGCTAAAGGTTGTGCTTGACAACTACCGATATACAGTGTAGAATGACACAGCGGGGCGTAAGGTAAGCCGGTTGCATCCGACACTCTTATAAGGTGTTCATAGGTACGTTCGACTCGTACACGCCCTACTTCTAGGTTTCGGAGGCTGACGTTGAGTTACGAGGCTGGCCCCATAGTATAATGGTTCAGTATACCGGGCTTTCATCCCGGAGATAGGAGTTCGATCCTCCTTGGGGCTACTTGACAAAAAGATTCGGTGTGATAAACTAGAACATAGGCCTGAAGCATTAGTAGTGATGCAATAGACTTTTAATCTATTGAACAGGGTGCATGTCCCTGCGGGCCTACTTGACAAAAGCGGCTGAGTGGTGTATGATGGGTCTAAAGGAGATGATGCTATGAGAGATGATGATTACGATTACGACTACCACAATCTTGCCGAAAATGCAGATGAATTGTATGATGAATACTACTATGATGATGGTAGTGATGAGCCTTGGGCTGTTCTCAACGAGGATGAGGACGAGGCTACTGACGATGCTGGTTGGGATAACTACTATCATAACATAGCTGACGAAATCGACGACGACTAATCTCTCCCTAACGGACGCAACTTGGTGGGACAAGTTATCATCTCTTCATTCCTTTCTTTCTAGTACGTTCGAATCGTACCGTCCGTTCTTATGAATACTGCTGCACAACTTGATGAGTTTCGCCGTACCGATAGTGGTAAGATTATCCAAGGTGCTGCTCACACTTGTCGAGTGCTAAATCACAAAAACCGCAACAAGATTATTATCAAGGCGGTATGCGATCTGCGTAAGATTAGCAACCAATTCGATAGCATAGTTTGTTGTGGCGTAAGTGGGCTAATGGTGGTTCCACAGATTGCAGAGTTGCTCGACAAGCATATTGTGGTTATTCGTAAGCCAGACGAGAAATGCTATAGCGACTTTCCAATGGAAGGTGTGACACCTTTCCGATACATTATCGTAGACGATCTGGTATGTTCTGGTAGCACAATCAAGCATATCAAGCACACTATCTATGAGGATTGCCCGAAAGCACAATGCGTTGGTGTTTACTGCTACATTCCAGACGAGTGTGCATATACAGCGGAAACGTCTAAACTTTTTGAGCGAGACTTTCGCACACTTCTCCTAAATCCTGCCCCGGCAAGGACTTAGGGCAAAGCCGGGCGGCCCGCCGCGACGTAAGTGCTTATGCCACAACGACTTACGGCGACGAAATTTTTCCACAAGTTTGCCCCTTGACACTGCCGATAATAGATGGTAGAATGAGCGTATCAGAGTTGAAGAGTTCTACGCACGAAGGAGTTAGTTATGCCTGCTATGGTCGAAAAGATGATGTTCGTCGGTGCCACCCCTTGGCACGGTGAGGGTACGAAGCTGGATGAGAACCCGTCCATCAGCGAAGCCATTACGGCTGCTGGTCTGGATTGGGAGGTCGGCACTAAGCCGCTGTTTACGGCGGAGGGCGAGGAAGTCAACGCCAAGGCGACTT